GGAGCTTTACCTGAGATAGACCAAGACATTATCGAAGAGCATGACGATCTTTGGGGAAGGGTCGACTGGTGGGCGAACTTTATTGAACAGTCAAGGACTGAACGCGACAACTTAACAACCGAACTTAGAGAAAAAGAAGACGCGTTAGATAGCGCAACGGAAAGCGCCCATAGGCCATATCACGCAGATACTAGAGATTTCTTGAACGCCATTGATGGTGATGAAGATAGGGACACCTTTATTGAGCGCACATACGGCCCCTTCGAAACCAACCAGAGAGATCTGGAATACGGTGGTAGTAGCGAATCTGAGTGGCGTGAAGATCAATGGGGAAGGGATACCTTCAACCAGTACACCGACTACTGGGATGATTTAATTCGAATACGAGAAGAAACTTCAGATATAAAATATGAAATAAACTCGATTGAGGATGAGATTAGCAGATACCACGAGAATGGTACTGAATCCGCTAGAGACGATTTTCGTAAAGCTCTAAACGCCAAGCTGACTAGAAGAACTAACTCAGATGTAATCAGGACTGAGCTCGTTGAAGGGCGAGTCGCTCTTGATTCTACTCAGGGCTTGCGTTCGCGTAGAGATCGTTTAAGCCCTAGTGAAAAAGAGTGGCTTAAAATGCTTCAAGACAATCCTGGTCTTTGGGATGAAGCCCCAGCAAGCGTGCGAGCGGTTGCTTCAGACAAGATGAAACGTGAAGCGCTCCAAATACGCAATGATTTTTCAGGTGGAATGCGAAGTGGGCGCTTTGGTAGCGGCGGAAAAGCAATGGGCCAACGAATACTTGGCAAGGTTAAGCCAGAACACAGAAACAAGGAAAATAGAACTCTTTACTTTATTGGCGGCACAACGGGTTCCGGTAAATCTACTTTGATCAACAGCGGCTCCCTAGGCGTTCCGAACGACACTGAAGCTGCCCACATAGATCCGGATTTCATCAAAACGGGCCTAGAGGGTTGGGACCCTAAAAACGCTATGGCATTCCACGGAGCATCTGTTACGGCAACTCGCGGCGTTCTGGATGATGCTATCAACGCCAAGATGGACGCTGTAGTGCAGGGCACAGGGAAAAGAGCCGAACACCTCCGTGCTGCCAGATCGCGCGGCTATTCGACTGTTGGTCATTTTGTTCATGTCCCCGGCAACGAGGCGAATAGAAGGATCGCTCAACGAAAAGCAGCTGGTGGGCCTGATATCCCAACCGGTTTTGGTACCCAAATCGCTAGAGAACTACAGGGCCATGTAAGCAGACAAATAACAGAAGGCTTATATGACGAGTTCTTCCTGTGGGACAATACGGGAGATACACCAAGATTGATAGCATTCAGAAATAGGGATGGGCATTTCGAAATCAATAGCAGAACTGAGTTCGATGCTTTCTTTAGTGAGACCGGCGCAAAGTATGTAGAAAGATATTGGAAAGACAACCAATGAGAATTGTGTCTTTCCTCTCGCTGGGTATCGGAGCGATAATGTTTTATTGGTACTTCTGGCTCAAAAAGTAAACCCGAAAGAAACACCTGAATATTTGACAGTCTTCCCCTACTGGTACCACTATCACTAGTATGCTATTACTTGTACCGGCTCGGGTGCTTACCTTGGGATCGGACGAACAATTAACAAACACGTCCAATAATTAATCCCGAGGAGGGAAATATGAGCGAGGACACCTCCCGTCTTTCCGAGTTGCAAACCGCAATGCGGACCAAGATGGACAAAAACAAAGAAATCGCCGATTCATTTGAAATCACTGACGGCGTTGTTCAGGTTGATGCTGAGCAAAAAACAGCATTCGACAAGAACATGGGAGACATCAAGGAGATCAAAGGTCTCATTGATGGCATCCAGGAGATGGAAAAGGCTCGCGAGTGGGGTTCACAGCCCTCCACCGAGTCTGTCGCCGCAGAAGCTGCAGCCGAATGGGCAAACACCAGCGAAGTCAAAGAGGCAGTTAAGCAGTACCGCACCGTCGGTGAAGCTTTCCTAGACTCTGTTGAGTTCAAGGCTCTTGCCAATGGCGCTGCTGGCGCAAACATGCCTGCTCCGTACAGTGTCCCCGGTAGCCTTGCTACCAAAGACCTTTACGGCCAGAAGGATGTTTACACCGCTCTGCCGACCGGCACTCCTGGTTCTTTCGGAACCATTCAGCGTGACCCAATCGTCATGCCTCCACAGCGTACAAAGCGTGTTCGTGACTTGTTCCCGAGCCGCACAACCAACGCTGCTGTCATCGAGTACTTCCGGATGTCCGGCTTCACCAACAACGCTGCTGCAGTGTCTGAGCGCTCAGGTTCTCCTGAGGTCTTCACGGCCAAGCCGCAGTCGACGTTGGCGTTCGTTGGCGAGCAAGCCCCTGTGCGCACTCTTGCACACTGGGAAGCTGCTCACCGCAACGTGCTGGCAGACGAGCCGCAGCTTCGGTCGATCATCGACAATGAGCTTCTTTACGGCCTTCGTCTTCAAGAAGATGCGCAGATCGTCAGCGGTGACGGTACTGGTGAAAACCTCACTGGTATCACTGTCGCCACTGGCATCCAGACCTACAACTGGTCTGCAGGTGCATTCACTCCAGTACCCGACACCAAAGCGGACGCCATTCGGCGTGCGGCAACCCTGTCGTTCCTTGCATACTACGAGCCCACGGGCGTCGTGATGCATCCGAACGACTGGGAAGACGTTGAGCTCACCAAAGATACCAACGGCCAGTACTTGGTCGCGGTTTCTGTGGCGCTTGGCGGCGAGCCTCGCGTGTGGCGACTCCCTGTCATTGAGACTCCGGCCATCGCTGAAGGCACTTGTGTCGTCGGCGCATTCGGTACCGGTGCACAGCTCTATGACCGTGAGCAAGCCAGCATTCGAATCAGCGAACAGCACTCGGACTTCTTCATTCGTAACGCCATCGTGGTGCTTGCGGAGCAGAGGCTTGCTCTTGCTGTGAAGCGCCCTGAAGCGTTCGTGAAGGTTACCTTCAACAACGCTCCGACTTCCTAATCTGACTTAGGAAGATGCTCTGCTTAGCAAATAGCTAGGCGGCACAGAGAAAAGCACTACAGAAAACCCCCGGTCCACAAAGGGCCGGGGGTTTTCTACTGCTACTGGGGCTTATAGGTAGTAATATTTAGCCGTGGCCAAAAATGCAAACGCAGACAATGACTACTGGGAAGAATACCAGCGTCTCGGTAAGGACTTTAGGGGTGACCCTGAGGATTTTGAAGACTTAGTTATCGAAGAAGAGCATCCGCGAGCTATAAGAAAAAAGCGGGCAGAGAACACGAAGTTCACCGAGAACGATTAGGGGAAACCTCCATGGAATGCCAATGTGATCCCAATTGCCAATGTCGCATAGAATCTAAATACTTCTATTCGGCAAAAGTTGTACGCGTAGTAGATGGGGACACTATCGACGCCTTGATCGATGTCGGTTTCGACATCCATCACAAAGCTCGTCTTCGTCTTCTTGGGATAAACACTCCCGAGACTCGTACCAAGGATTTAGCTGAGAAAGCTGCGGGTAAGGCTGCCACGGCCTATGCCATCGATTGGCTTGACGGTCTCGACACAATCTACATTCAAACTCACAAAGACAAGAGCGGCAAGTTCGGACGAATATTGGCCGACATCTATTGTGATGAGAATAAAACTGCTTGCTTGAATCAGGATCTGCTCGATGGGGGTCACGCCACGATTTATCATGGCGGTAAGCGCTGATCGTCATTTCAAAATCTTAGACCGACAGGCGTCGCAAAGCAACCTCTTTGTGGTTCAATGTAGGTATGACGACGGAGCACCGCAAATCTCCCCGACGCTTCGTTGAGCGAATCGAGCGACTCGGTGGTTGGGGGAAAGTCAAATACCACCACCACTTGGAGTGTGGCCATATAGAGGTCCGCAACAGGGCATCTACGGCACCCAAGATCGCTTGTGTTTGGTGTTTGAAGACAGCTGAGCGAGACTCCGAGTGGAGAAATCCTGGGGCCGCTGAAGAATATTCCATTATGAGTGTTGACTACGCCGCCGATCTGGGCCAAGATGAGTTGGTCATCGAACAGGCTCGTGCAGCACTCGCCAGAGAGCTCTCGGTTTCGTCCGATGTCATAGACATAGTCGCCGTGGACGCCGGGGGGAACCTGGAAATCCAGTCGGCGCTGGTGTTTTTGTCAGCTAACGACGTAAATCGGATTATTAGGCGAAAGGGGTAGCGTGACCATAGAAAAGTCTCCCCCGATGCCGCCCGAAACGGGGGCCTGTACTGGGAAACCCACAGACTGGTGGTTTCCTCTCCGGGCGAAAGAGGCTCAAGGTTCCGTTCTGGCGAGAACCAGAGAAAACGCAGTTATAGCAAAGTTGATTTGTCAGTCGTGTGCTCGTATCAGTGAGTGTTTGGAATATTCCCTTCATCATGAACCCCTAGGAATATGGGGTGGTCTAGACGAAACAGAACGCGCAGTACTAAGACGCGCTAGAAACATTTACGCTGATCGTTCCGCAAGAGTGTATTTGCCGGGTGCCCGAAGTGGGCGTGGTGGAACACGATCTTCGAATCCAAGACGATTATGAAATATAATCACACCGCCTCTTTTCTAGATCGGCTGAATGGTGTTACTGCTTCGAGTAATGGGTGGGAAGCCCGTTGTCCTTGTAGACAAGACGATAATAACCCTTCGCTATCTATCCATGAAAAAGAAGATGGCCAAATATTGGTCCACTGTCACAGATCTGCAGGAGCGTGCGGAGCGGCAGAAGTAGTTGCTGCGGTTGGCTTGACCTTGGCGGACTTGCGGCCAGACAGCAAGAATTCATCAACAGATTTCGATCCGCCTAAATACGCAAAATCAACACCTAAAAAACTTACTTTTGTAAGCAAGTATGAATATAAAGATGCCGACAATGTGCTTCTTTTCGAAAAAGTTCGTTTTGTTGAACCCGATGGCAAGAAAACATTTCGCCAAAGACGACCTGACGGTTCTGATGGATGGACCTACAAGCTGGGTAGCACGCCGAAGGTTCTTTACAATCTGCCTGAGGTGCTTAGGCAGAAAGAAGACGGCCAATCCATCTTCGTTGTAGAGGGCGAGAAGGACTGCGACACGCTAACCGAGCTGGGTGCCTGCGCTACAACGATGCCGGGTGGTGCGGGAAAGTGGCTAGAAATACATACTGAAGCTCTTGCTGGGGCAACGGTAGACATCATCATCGACAACGATGAAATCGGAAGAAAGCACGCTCTTCATGTCTATGGGGAACTCACAAAAGCCGGATGTGATGTCGAAATCTTCAAATGTCCGGAAGCAAAAGACATCACTGACCATATCGAAGCTGGGGGCTCTACTACCGAACTCATAAAAGTTGAGTCGGACACACTCACCTCTGAGTTCGAGGGGCAAGAATCACAGCCAGAACTAGAAGAAACGCCAGAAGAAGAGCTTCCCCCGCCTTCGCCGGAAGAACTGGCTCTCGAACAAATACGGCAACTTCTTGACGACCCCAACAAAACGCCAAGACAAATACTTAATAAGGCACAACAGTTAACCCAAACCCGTGATGAAACGACTCTCAGAGATGAGGGTCGTCTGGTCGCATGGGACGAATTTCTCCAAGAGACCGTTAACGATGATTATGACTGGTTGATTCCTGGTCTTTTAGAACGCAAAGAACGGGTAATGGTCGTGGCTGCAGAAGGTGTCGGCAAGACGATGCTCGCACGACAAGTCGCCATTTGTTCTGGGTTGGGCGTTAATCCATTTACCTTCCAAAAGATGCCCCAAATCCGAACACTGACAGTTGATTTAGAAAATCCCGAAAGAATTATCCGACGCACATCTAGAAATATCGTTGGTGCGGCCAGGTCCATGGGCTTCGCTGACAAAATGCAAGCACACCTCTTCATTAAACCAGACGGAATTGATCTACTAAATGTCCATGATCGAATTCTGTTAGAACAACACATAGAGGAAACCAAGCCAGACCTGTTGGTAATGGGGCCGCTCTATAAGGCTTTCCTAGACCCGGGAACTCGCACTTCCGAAGCTGTGGCCGTTGAGGTCGCTCGGTACTTGGACACTATCCGCACCGTCTACGGGTGCGCCCTCTGGCTAGAGCACCACGCTCCCTTAGGAAGCTCGATGAGCAGTAGAGAATTGCGTCCTTTCGGGTCAGCCGTTTGGTCTCGTTGGCCCGAATTCGGACTTGCTTTGCAGCCAGATCCTACTCATATGGGAGAATATGTATATGAAGTTAATCACTTTAGAGGCGCACGCGACCTAAGATATTGGCCGTTGCAAATGAAGCGCGGGAAAAAGTTTCCCTTCGAAGTAATGCAGTTTATGGACGTAAGTTAACTATGGCAGAAAATGGAACCAGCAAAGCCCTCACTAGGGAGTTTCTAGCAGAGCGCGACTTACGCATGTTCAAAATGCGGCAAGGGGGTGTTCCAGTCGGCGAAATAGGCCGTCGCTTTGGGGTCTCCAGTTCTGTAGTTTCAAAATCCATCGGTCGACAGTTAGAACGCCTGAACCGTGAAGCCCTCATGGCCTATCCGGAGGTTCTGCGGATGGAGCTGGAACGTCTGGATGCTCTTCAAGCCGCCATATGGCCCCTCACGCAACATCGCAGAGTATCCCTGGACGATGGAACCGAAATTTCCGTTGAGCCAGATATGAAGGCGATTCAACAGGTGCTGGCCATCATGGATCGACGCTCAAAACTGCTCGGAATGGAAAGTAGTAATATTTCTATTCAAATGGACATGCCCGCTAGCCTTTCCGACCCCATCCGGGTGTCTATGGTCGGCGATGAGGCCGCACCACTAGCCCGGTTTTCCCCTGAGGAAGAAGCCAGAGAATTGTTGCAATTGATGGCTAAAAGCGGTGTTTTGCCACAAGAAGAAGTAGACCTAATGTTGGGCTCCAAAATGTTAGATGCCCCCGAAGAAGACATCTTGGATTCCGCTGGTGACGGTATCGTCGAAGCGGAGATCATAGAGCTTCCCCTACCAGCCCAGTCCGAGGACCTAGACTGATATACATGAGCGACTCAACGAATATACCGATGTCTAAGTATCTCCCTTCCGATTCCACGGGCGACGACGAAGAATCAGAACAGGCAGAAGTTGTTGAGACCGACGAACTTCAAGATTTTCTCGATGAGATGGAAGTGATTGAGGCTGCCATGGAATCAGAACCAGAAGCACCCCCAGAAGCACCAGTTCAATATGACCCACTTGTGGCTGCTGCTCAGTTGTCTCAAAAAATCCATGACACCAATGACGCTATTGTTAAACAAGACAACGTCGAAGCAGCTATGGACAAACTGGCGGAAACTTTAGATCCGAAGATTTCTACAAAAATCAGTGATGACGATGGTCCGGCAGATAAACAAATTCTTATTCGTTCCACGCAAAAAGATCATGAGCGTTGGAAGCTCGCAGCCGAGCGCGAAAGCAAGTCGTTGTCTGGATTTGTTCGCGACATTGTCAATTCGTCAGTTACAGAAATTTTAGATTGTTCTCATCCTGAGGATTACCGACAGCGGTATCCCTGGAAGGAGAGCTGCCTGAAATGTGGTACCACGCTGTGGCAAAAGGTCGAAACTCATCTTGAGAATCGACGGTGATTGAGCTCCGCCCTGCGGAGAAATACGCATTCTGTCTTGAATGCGATCGGTTCAAGAGGTTTACCAAGCGTTGCGATGAGTGTGGTTGCTTTATGCCGTTAAAGGTTCGTGTTCCGGGTCTTCATTGTCCTATCGATAAATGGTGATCTGTGCGTTCCAAGCTAAATCTCGGCTGTGGCTATGATCATCGGCCCATTGGTTGGGTAAACGCCGATGTTGATGAGCGGATCTTTCCTGACCTAACAGCGGGGGGATATCGGCAACTTGATGACTCTGGTACTGAAGAAATGCTTCTTATCAGAGGAAACGACGATCCTGATTTTTACGGCTCATACCTCCCTTTTGGCCAAGGCGATCTCAAGCAAGTAATGGCGTGTCACATGTTCGAGCATGTCGATAAAGCAAATGTTGTTTCTTTACTTAGGGAGATTCGACGAGTGCTTGCTCCGGGTGGTCAGCTCTTAATTGTTTGTCCTGATGTAGATACCATTATTCGGCATTTCGTGACATTGGATCGTGGCAGGTTGGGTGGAAACGCCAAATTCTCCGACAATCCTGTACCTTGGGGTTCCACTCCAGATGAGAGATGGACAGTAGACGCCGCAGTGGCACTACTTATGGAGGCAGTTCTCGAAGACGATCCCGATGATCGGAGACTTCCGACTTCTGAGCATCGGTGGAACACCTATGGAAGTCGTTTATTAGATATAACGAGAAAAGTTTTCCCTGATACTGTTCTTTTGGGTGTAGCTGGTGCACCCCAAAAGATTGTTGAACAGAGTTTCGATGCGAACACAACGAACTTCGACAAGTGTCGTGTCACTTGGGTCGATCCGGATAGCGGATACGAGTGGCCCACTGCCGGTTGGCACCGTTTCTCGTGTGCCGTGTTAGCCACGGCCCCCTAAGTGGTAACTTTGATACATGGCTCACAAATACTCTTGTGAATGGTTATACCACTTCACCTGTTCAGACTGTAAAAACTGGTGGTCGTGGTCTTTGAGCCTACCCGGACTTCAATATGTCCAAAAAAGCTGGCATTGTCCACATTGTGGGAAGGTCAACTCGATACAAGATACGGCGATTCGTGACCATTCGGAGTCACCATTTGGTTCTGGGCCGGAAACACCTGACGAAAACTAATCAGCCAATCTCGATGTAAATGCACTCGCCAGGGCACTCGTCTGCTGATTCGACAACGGCGTCTAAATGCTCCTCAGGGACTCCGGCCAAACCCGTAGCCATCTGGTAGGCAGGATCACCCTTACCGCCATCTGGTCCGGCAATTGATTTCCAGGTCACTTCCTTGACGTAAGCCAACCCGTCGTCGTGCATCTCGAAGATGTCAGGACAGATCTCGGCACAGAGGCCGTCGCCAGTACAGAGGTCCTGGTCGATCCAGACCTTTATTTGATCGGACACGCCCCACCGTTGCACTCGTCAAGATCAAGCTCGTGATTCCCGTTTTCTTGAGCCAGAGGAACAGAAAAATCGATCTTGGCAAACATCTTCTCATATTCTTCCTCAGTGATCTCCTCATAAGGAGGCAAGGGAAAATTATGGTCACTGTGAAGCAGGAACGATACCGACTTAATCGACTTGGTGTAGTTTTTCTTTAGCCACTCTTTTATCTCCGGAAGCTCGCCTTTCCGGTAATACACCGTGACGGACACACAGTTGTCTGCCCAGTCTGTTTGCATTCGCTTGACCCATTCCAGCTGATCCACAGCGGTCATATCGGCAGCCAAAATGGCACCCTCTGGAGATTGGCATGGGAATTCCACCACATAAGAGGTGTGGTCCTCGCGCCCGTCTAATCCAACGTCGTATTGGACATGGTGCCCACGCTTACGACACGCTTCGACCAAGGGATCGGTAGAACGAAATCGAACACGGCGAATGTAATACTTGGCGAACCCGGGATGAATCCCCGGCGTGATCCCGGGCAAGAGAGACAATGTGCCCGAGGGTTGAATCGTCGTCAGTCTGACCGACCGGGGGAGCCCCATCTTCTCCGATTCTTTCTGATCCAACTCATCCAGAAATTCGTAGATCAGCGGCAACCATTTCAACTGCTTCTCAGATGACTGCAATACTCCCGTAATCGACTGTCCGAGTCGAGCGTTTTTGCTTACGATGTTTGTAGTTTTTTCAAATGGGTAGTCCAGCTGCGTAACCATCTTCTGGGTTTTGTACAGAAGTTGAGAAATGTCTAGTGCTTCCTTCAGGGATTCGATATTCGGGAGAAAAATCGTTGCAAGATTACAGCTCTCCCCATCCCCAAGCGCTATCTCGGCGCAGGGGTTAAACCCTTCAACGCTATTGTCTGCTTTGCTTTCCCCGAGCCTGCCAACCTTCCGAGCCAACTTGCGATTGACAAGTCCATACGGTTCTCCACTTCCGTCATACCCTTTCCAAAGCTCGGGCATGATCTCATCAAACGAATCGGCATAAATCGAGTTATTGCTACTTGACCGCCAAGCTGGGACATTGCCTGTTCCCCAGTTTTTGGCACGCAAGAAAAGCATGTCGTCCGGGTCCCCTATGGCGATCTGTGCAGATCGACGAGATGATCCCGAAACAACGATCCTTCCAATAATGTTGCAGATGTCGAGTACATCGACACTCCGGACCTTCTTGCCAACCCGGTTGTCCAGGACACCACAGATGTCTTTCAATCCGTCGATCAAAGCCCCCGGCCCAGAAGCGGTACCACCGAAAGTTTTGAGTTTGGCTCCGAACTCGCGAACCAGGATCGTCGAATAGCTGAAAGATTTGCCGGTTTCGAAGTATGACTTAAGAACCGCATGCAGCATTCGAGACCATCCGTGTCGTGAGTCGGGCACGATGATGTCAGCGTCGTTGGTGCGCTCGTGGGTGATCTCAACACCGACTTTGACTTTGGGAAGGTCGTGAATCTTGGCTCTTTCGACCGAATAGCCAACGCCACCACCGAGCATGAGCATGTCGAACAAGAATTCAAAATCCTCGATGGTCTCAATGTTCGTGTAATAACAGTTATTCAAACTCGCACCGTTGAGTGTTCTAACCAACGGGGTACCTAGCTGCCAGAGAGCTCGCCCTGAAAAGGAGCAGCGCAAATTAAACATGTGGTCGAACAGGCGTTCGGCCTCCTTCTGCGTGTAGCCCACTCCGATTTCTGCAGCACCGTTAATAACCCGCTGTAGCGTCTCTGGCCACGTCTCGATTGTCCCATCGCCTTTTGAGCGGCTGTACGTTCGTAAATAAACAACTTCACCCATCCCTCCAAAACCCCATGGGGGTGTGACTAGGGCATAACTGTCTACGAATTCTTGGCTTAGCAGGGTCATAATTAGTTCTCTCGGGCTTCTAAACTTGTTCAGCCTTCTGATTGTAGCGAATCAGAAATTGCGGAAACTGTTAAATCAATCCTAAGTTTCTAGCTTCGTCTATAGGGATGAGTTTACCCTTAGGATATTTTAAAACTGTAATAGTTATACCACCCGCCAGCTGACGTTCTTCAGTTATATCTTCTTCAACTAAATGCGTTTGGCCATCTCCATATCCAGAAATATGATCTGGAGAGGAATCAACACCCTCTGGCTTGCAGTTCCCTGACGGGTCGCCGCAAACAGGGCAAGCCATGGGGGCTGCACGAAGCACTTCAACGTTGTACTCGCCTACGCGTATCGACTCCGACATGCGCATTTCATAAGCACTGTCCGGGGGGTATCCAACCATGCCCCAACATTACATCAAGAACCGGACTCCCACAGGTTGTCTAATCCCTTGACCATTCCCCCGCTGCGGAGAAACTGAACCGCATATGACAGCCGGAAATGGAACCGGTTAGGTGTGCCCGGCGGGTAACGAGCCTCCAGCAACAAGACGGTCTGCTCGAACGGGTAGCCGTCCCATTCGGCGTCGAATAGGTCATAGTCGTCTATGTTGTCTGACACGTTGGGCGGGTCGGGTATTGGTGCTGCTTGTTCTTCTTCCGGTTCCAACTGTGGTTCGGGTGAGAGTTGCAGCGGGATCGTAGTGGTAGCTGGAGCAGCCGTCGTCGTTGTAGCCGGTGCGACTGTCGTAGTTGTCGTGGCCGGAGCTACCGTCGTCGTAGTCGCGGGAAGATTCGAAACCCACACACCGTCTTCGTTGATTTCCATGGCTGGAAGCGAGTACCCGTAGTTCCCCATGCACAGCGACTGCCATACCGTGAACGTCGGGGTCATCGGATTTGCTTGAGCCCAGTAAGGATCATTGAATCGGCGCACGGTCTTGTTGGCGTCCAGAATCCATTCGGGGATTAGACCTGAACTGAACATGAGGGCTTCGATCTCTGGGTAGTTGCCGTTGGCCCAATCGTCGATGGAGAGAATCTGTCCGTCTGTCAGGTTCCTAGCCCACACGACTCTTGGGTCTTCGAGACCCTTACCGCCGTGGAGTGCTTCGTCGTAACGAAACACGACGCCGGGCGGAATCGTTCCGTCGGCTTCCATCGTGGTGATGTGTGCGGCCCACTCGTCGTAGGTCATGTGGATGAACCCATACTCCGTGGAACAGGGCGAGTAGATCGTGTCATGAGTAGCGGTCGCAGGACTTGCAAGTATCAATGAGCCTACGAGAACGCTCGTCGTCAAAAATGCCAACGCTATTTTGCTCATGTTGACTCCTATGAAAGCGCCTTATTAGTCCTACGGCCCTCTAGCGCTTGCCGCAGTCGCGCTTCAACTAGTAGATGGGCTGTCAGGATACCCCAGACTGCTTGAAGAGCAAACCCTCCCCAAGAGGTTTTGCTAATCCTCCAGAAGCTCCTAGTAAGGGTTTCTACCCTCTGAGTCCTTATAGCCCATAAGTCCCAAAGGACCACCGTCACGCTAAGAAGCAACCATCCCATCACACCCGTCTTTCGTTGCCCCTTATCCAAGTTAACGGGACCCAAATACCCCTTTACGAAATCGTTGGGGGTCACCTAAATAAACTCCTGAACATTAAATCCATTTTCGGTCAAAACACTCATAACTTTGTCTATGTCTTCACCCATAACGTCCGGGTCGGGGTATTCGGAAATACAGCGAGCGATTGTCGATGGGATTTTTGCGTTCGTAAGAACATCCCCAACGCCTCTCTCAAAACCTATGGCATCACCCCACACGACGTGTCTGCCTAAAAGGTATTGGTATGGCACGCTAACCAGCGTGGCCATGGGCTTGTTGAAATCATCCATCTCAACATGTGTAGCTGTCAAAACTTCTTCAATTTCTGCACTTTTATCAAGGAACGCTTGGAATATGTCCGCCCCTTTAAGCATCTCTGGAGTTTTTGACTGAAACCCTTCTGCAACGAGTGTGATTGCATCACAATTCCAGAATCTACGCATCGCTTGTATTGCGTGTTCGCATTTTTCTAAACGCGCAGCGGCAGGCTTTTTCATATCTGCCTTAGAGCACTGAATTATTAATATTAACTCGTTCTCACACCAACCAAAAAAGTTGAAAGGGAGATCCTCACCTATTCCAAGCTCCTCAACAAGATTTTCTTTAGCATGTTGGGCCGCAGTCATCGAAAGGGCCAGTTTGGAATAGGTATCCGAGTAGATCTCCATTGTTATGTAGACTACACAAGGTACAGGACCAGACAGAGGACACCCATTTATCATGGCCAAAGCAAAGAAACCGGCAGCAAAGAAACCGGCAGCCAAGAAGGCTCCGGCCAAGAAACCCGCTGCTGCAAAGACTGCTCCCACAAAGAGCGCCAAACCGGGGACCAGGGCCACTACGAAGCCGCGCAATCCGGCGACGAAAGCCCGCACAGCAGCTGAGCCGAAAACGGAGAAAAAACCCTACGCTCCGAAGCCTCCGCCCAAAAAGAAAAAAAGTCCTATAGCAGAACTGCTCAAGGACGCCCCACCTCCACCAAAACCAGTCGTCGTAAAGAAACGAAGCTTTCTCTCACGCATGTTTGGGCGTCGCCGATGAGCACCCTCGTTCATGAGACATTTGAGGATGGATGGCAGGACTCGTGGAAAGGAAACGCCCACAACGCCTACATCAGCGGTGATTCCCTACGACTCATGTTCCGAGAGGGAGACCACTACGGTTGCGCCCTGTACAAAGAGGTGCCACCGTCACGGCATGTGAAGGTGTCCTACATGGTTAGGGCACTCAGCAATTGGAATTCCCACAGTACGGGAAAGACGCTGGGGTTTGCCGATCTACGGTACAAAAACGCCAGAGGCCAATCCTACGGTCATGGCAACCGGCAGCCCGCCCCAGATGGCTTCTCGTTCCGCACCTGGTTCGGCAAGACTAAAGACGGATTCATGCCCATCGGTATGTACTTCTACCATCTAGGACAAGTTCCACGGTGGGGTGATTCGGTCAAGGTCGGACAACTCAAGGTGGGCGGTGCTCCCGTTCTCTTTGAATGCGAAGCCGATTTCGACGAGGGTTTCATTCGTGCCCGGGTAGACGGAGGCGACTGGGTTCGACATAACCTAGTTGTTACCGACAAAACCGCTGTCACATGGGCATGGTTGGATGCCTACTACGGTGGACCAGCCGTAGCCCCAGAAAACATGGCGTGGGACATCTCCGACTACAAGCTGGAAAACCTCGGTCCCGATCTCGCTGATCCGGGCATCGACTGGGAAGCGATCGCTCGAATGATCGCCGAAAAGGAAGAGGCTGCTAAG